CTTCGTCTAGCTTTTGACTGATATACTTCTGTAGACGTTCGCAATATTGATTGAAACGGAACTCTTGAATCATCGCAGTACCAACACGACCATCGCTTAGAGGAGTTGTGTTATCATCAGGGCCTGTTGGCAAGTATGATGATGGCACACGCAAACCACGAGCTAGTCTGTTGTTAAAGTATTTCAAGTCGTCAATCTCACCCAAGTTTTGACCACCTGGTAACAAGTCAACACTTGAACCACGACCATCAGCAGTGACTGGGAAGAAGTAATCTTCGTTCATTGATAGTGGGTTGTATGTGGCGTCCAATACACTTGAACCACCTTGACTTGATGGAATACGGCGTTGGTGAATTTCGTTTTTGATACGATCAACGAATGCCATAGCCATGTGAGCAGGCATGTTACCAACGTCAATCTTGAACACTCGGCGCTCAGGCGCACGTTGTACACGATAGATAAGAACCGCGTCTTCTAGCAATTCTTTTTGCTTGTATACTTTGAAAATGTTTTCAAGTACAGACTGTCCAAATGGCCAGAAACGATCTAGGCCTTCGGTTAAACTCAAGTGGACAACGTGTTTAGCATCGATTGCGCTCTCAGTCTGTCCTAAGGTAAAACGGGATCCTGTCGTGTTATACGGCATCGCAGGTACAGTGTAACCAGATGATGGTGATCCACCGCCTGTGCCACCTAAACCTGTAGCTGGGTTTGCGGCAAAGTCTGTGTTAGTCTTTTGTGCCGCAGTTAAATTCTGTAAGTTAATGTTAATGTCTTTGATAACGTATTGCTCTGGCTTCTTACCTTCACTCTCGTTAACGATAACTTTGATGACCTTAGTCATGTCGATCCAGAATAACTTAAAGTTTTCTGGGTCACGAATGAATACTTGATCACCGTATTTCAATGTATTACGGAATAATTTGAACGTTCTAGTATCAAATTCATTCAACTTACACCATTGAATCAATTGTGTTTTTAACAATTCGATTTCATGTGGTGTTGGATCTTCGTTGAATTCTAGATCAAATGGAGTCTTGTTATGTTCGTTTTTCTGTGTAGAGAACTCAGCGATAATGTCCAAACATGCGTTAATTTCAGCATCTACGTCCATCATTTCATACTGGTTATAACGCTCCACACGGTTAGGATGACCTGTATAAACTTCTGGCAACTTACTGCCGTAGTTTTTATAACCGAAAGAATCATTGTTCCAACCGCCAGTTGGCATGCCATTCTGACCTGGGCTACCATTCCATGCGCCGCTATTGCTATTAGCACCGGAGATAGGGCTGGACACACCAGCTTTGTTCGTAAAACGTTTTTTATATGACATATAGTGATTGACCTGACTAGTATTTAGCGTTAGGCCATAGAATAATTTAATATCTTGCCTTGAATGTCGTTGCTATCGCCTAGTTTGTTAATCACTTGATCTAGCTTATCTGACATGGTTTCTACCATATCTGCAAGTAATCCAACGACTTCATCTGGTCCCTGGGCTGGACTAGAAGTTCCACTTGATAACGTTTCTTTCTTGATATCTTTGAAGTTTGCTTGTGGCACAACTGCTTCTCTGCCATGTAACATCACTGGATATCCAGATGATGGACCTGAGAATACGCCACCAGTTCTTGCGCCTTTTAGTTCAGCGTGAATATGTCCAGCAGTAGATTTACTAGATGGATTGTTATATTCGTCTTGGACATAAGTGATACCCATGTCCATTAGCATTGCTGATAGTTGTTTACCCTCGTCTGGAGTAGGTTTTCTATCTAATACAAAATCGAATGCTTTACCAGCAGTATGTCCGCTAGTAGGTGCCTTTTCATTATGGAATCCATCATTAAACGCGGAGAAATATTTAAAGCCAGGAATTCCCTGAACTTGTTTTGCAATTTCGATCAAGCGTGGATCGACACCTGCACCTTCTTTTTGTACATCGCCTTTTTTTAGAGTCAACCCAGCTTCTTGTAATGATTGGGCGGATGATGGCGTTGCTTGTGATGCACCAGCACGTTGACCTTGTCTTGCTAATTTTGGATTGCCAAATGCGGCACCACCGCCAGTAGTTCCATATGCTGGTGCCGCACCTGATGCC